GTCACTTTCGAGATGGCGTCATGCCGATCATCCGCCACCACGACCGCCTTGTACTTCGACGGCCACGCGTTCACCTCAAACAGCCTCTTCACTACGCACCTCCATTCGCGCCTTATTGCGCCAGCCACTACCGCCCACGAGCCGTGTCTACGGTGATCACCTCGCCGCTCACTGCGCCCCACTTGTGCAAGCGCACCCAGCCGCTCCCCCACACCTTGGGTTGGGTCACAATGGGCCACCTGCGCCGAATCATGGACACCTTGATCCACGCAAATAGCATGATCCCACCAACGAGCATCCTGAGCAGTCTCATAGCGTCCCCCTTGTTCTGTCCGTAGCACCTCCCACAGGTTGCGAACCCTGTTCCGTTCCCACAATGGCAACGGCGACTACGCGAGTCGGGCGTGAAACCACACCGCCGAAAAGAGAGGGACGGGGGATTGCTCCCCCCGCCCGCCTAGAACGCGCCGTAGGTGACCTTGTAGGTGCCCTTGCAGCGCAGCATCCCGCCGTCGTAGCGGAACGCACCGGAGCGCTCAAGGTGCGCGATGAAGTGCTCGCCCTCGTTGGCGGGACCGATGAGCAGGTTGGCGGCGTAGCCAGCGATTGCGCCATACTGCACCTGCGTGTCCGCGAACCGCACGAGCGTCGTGGGGCGGGTCTTGTGGTAGCCGGTGCCGCTGAACAGCACATCATGCACCGCATCAGCTGCGGCCACGGGGCCGCTCTTGCACGCGATCTCGATGCGGGCCTTGGCTTCGTCCTTCGTCAGCGACGACACCACGACCTGCACGGGCGCCTGTGTGGGCGCGGGAGCTGGAACTGCCGTTTTCTTCGCCATACTGCCTCCGTTGCGGGCGCAAGCCCGCGCGTGAGCGCCGCACCACGCAGCGCATCGTCCAACCAAGCCGAAACCACCGCCAAACTACGAGCCGTAGTAGGCGAAGCCCGCCATACCACAAGATATAGTGGTAGAGGCATTGTCGCGGGGGGCACCGGGGGCTTGGTTGTGCGGGATGCCGGTATCAGCGATTTATTTTATAAAATTTTTAGAATCAACAGTTTAGCGGGACCTATTCGTGGGGGGAGTTTGGGGTTGACAAGGGCGAAGAAAAGGTGTATGCTTGGGGTTGTGGTGGGCGCTCCGCGACCTACCCCCTGCGGATCGGGCCTTCTCCCCACTCACCTCCGAGGCCCGCCGCTGCGGGGCGCTCACCATTTTACGGTGCGGGGTAGCTCAGCTCGGCAGAGCGGCGCCCTCATAAGGCGAAGGTCGTGGGTTCAAATCCCACCCCCGCTACCAAGAAGGAGTAGTATGAACCTTAGGCCGGAACACAAAGCGGTTATCGTGAAGTTTGAGTCCATGTTCCCCCTGCCCGACACCGACGAGGAATCGCGGCAGTGGACCCATATGCTCGCGGAGCAGATGGCGTACAGCTTCCCCACGGAAGGCTGGGGACACAAGAGCGCTGGCGGCAACAGGCCCCACAGCGCCGATGTCATTGCGCTCAAGTCTCCCTTCGTTGGGTTCGACATCGTGAACAACGCGGGGAGCGAAGCTGCTGAGCTGAACCTCGACGCCGAGAGCATCGACCTCACCACCCCGTTCATGCAGGAGTATGAGAAGGTTGACCCAGTGAACTACTTCGATGACGAACCGGAGCCGCCGCCCACGGATCTTGAAGAGCGGGTGGAGGCACTGGAGGGGCGCGTATTGGCACTGGAAGACGCGGCCCGGATGATCAGCCAGATTCTGGACGAGTTCTGATCACACTGTATGCCGAGAAAGAAAGTTCTACCGCCGACGCTACCGACGATTGAAGCCTACGCTAGACTGACAAGTGGACTGGAATGGGTTTGCCCGGACTGTGGAAAGATCAACAGCTACACGCCGATTCGCTACCGTCGCCCCAGAATCAAGTGCAAGAATGAACTGTGTGAGCACATGTTCCTGCTCGGGGTTGTGGTAGGGGATCCGGCGCTCACGGGCATCCCGCCCGGGAACACGCGCATTGTGCCACGGGGAAAGAAGCCGGGGATGATCTTGAACCGGAAGGCGCCGCCAGAGGGAGTGGCGGGTTGGGCACGGGCACGGGGCGGGATGTTCTGGCTCTGCGACGACTGCGGCGCATGGGCCTACGATCACCCCGATTGGGACACCGGACTCGTGCATTGTAATATCTGTGGCTCCGGCAGGGGAACGGGGATCATCATCTACCACGCTCCAACCGGGAAGATCGGGGGCAGTCCATGGGATTGGACTCCTCCACGGGGGTTCTATGTTCCGAATGGTAAAAAGTGTATGGCTGCTGCGGCGGCTTGTGCGGGCGATGGAGAGTCAAGCGGACTCTTTGGCGATGCTCGTCAAGTTGCAGAAGCGTCAGATGGGGTTGCCGGATGAGTTCGACACGGAGACGGAAGAAGGAGCTGAAGTCCTCTATACCCGGGACTCAGACACCTGGGAATGGCAAGAGCGAGATGCTCATGCTCGTGCCAAGGATGAAGGACGCCGCAACGGGTAAGTTCGTGGCGGTGAATGAACTGGATACGGCAATGGGGGGACGAGAGGGGTTGATCGCGCACCTAGAGCATGCTCCGCACTCCGCGAAGGTGGAGATTCTGCTCAATGTGCTCGCAGACCCCGGGCGCTCGATGCTCAAGCTCGATGAAGCGGTGAAAGACGCGGGCATGACGCCCCGAGAGTTCATGAGTATCTTTCGGGAAGCGAGTGTCACGAAGGCGTTCACGGAGGCGAACCTTGCACTCAGCGACAGACTCAGGGATGTGGCAGTTGACGTTGCGGATAAAGCGACAAATCACACCGAGCCGTGTGAATGCACCCTTGGCGGGAAGCGGGGGGCCGACGAAAAGTGCCAGAAGTGCAAAGGAGAAGGGCTTGTCTACTTCCGAGGAAGCCTTCCTCATCAGCAGATGGTCTTTGAAACGAGTGGATTGATCAAGAAAGGGGGCGGCATTGCGGTAAATGTCAATCAGCAGGTGGCGGTTGGGGGCGGGGGAATCTTCGAACGCTTCGTCAAAGCGACCGACGAGGCCGCTTACGGGAAAAAAGTGATCGATGTGGAGCCTGCGAGTGTCGAAGAAGCTTGATTCGGTGAAAGTTGACCGTCTACGTGTGCTCTGGACCCGCGATGGGCTTCCCCCGAAGGTACTTTCGGAGCGGCTCGGAATACCTCGCCGCACAGTTTTCTTGTATTTGAAGCAGTTTAGAGAGGTTGAAGGGCTTGTACAGCGCAAAGACCGCCCGGATGAGGCTTGATCGGATCGTAGATAGCGTGAGATCGAACGTCGATCCCACCTTTGAGCCGAAAGAATACTCTCCGGGGGAGTGTTTTGAGTGGATCGTGAAGCTCCACAGCGCCCATGACCCCGAAAAAGGGGCCACGAGGCCGCTTTCGGTGGCCGAAGAGCGGTTCATTTTGAACGAATTGGTGCTTTCGAAGGCCGATTTTCGCTACTGGGTGGCCCGATACGCGAGGATCAAGACCAAAGACGCGACTTTGGAGCCGATCAAGCTGTGGGAGAGCCAGAGAATCATCTTGGACCGCATCGCGCAGGTGGAGGAGAGCGCGGTTGATGGGACGAGAGGCGATGGAGTCATTGTTTCGATCCTGAAAGCGAGACAGTTGGGCGCTTCGACGCTCACGGAGGCGATGATCGCGCACAGAGCGTTCTTCTACGGTAACCTGATGGCGATTATTGCCGGTGATACGCCCGAACAGTCGGCGTATTTGTTCGATATGATCGAAAGGATCTACGAACACCTCCCGTGGTGGATGCTTCCGGAGCTGACGTACCATGTGAAGGACAATCAGATGTATTTTGGCAAGACGGACTCGCTGGTGAGCGTGTACGCGGCCAAAAGTACGCGAGGATCGAACGATCTGGAGATGGGAAAGGGGCAGTTGGGGAGGGGAAAGACGCCTCACATCGCGCATTTGAGCGAACTTTCAACGTGGCCGAACCCGGATCAGCTCGATGACTCGTTCTTTCCGGCGTTTCCGCGTACAAGTGTCGCGTTGTGCGCGATGGAGTCAACAGCTCGCGGGCGTGGCAACTGGTGGCATGATACGTGGCGGCTCGCCAAGCGGGGACTTGGGCGATCTGTGCCCATTTTCATCCCGTGGTACGCAGAAACACTGACGTACAGACGACCGGCACCCGTTGACTGGGTACCAAGTGATCTTGCACTGGCCCACGCCCGCAAAGCGCTGGAGGTGAGTCATTATTGGTGTGGGCGCACCATCCAGCTCGACAGAGATCAACTATACTGGTGGGAGACAATGCGAGCGGAGTACAGTGAGAAGAAGAAGTTGAACATTTTTCTTGCAGAGTACTGCGCCACAGACGATGAAGCGTTCCAGAACACGAGCGTGAGTGTGTTCCCGAGCGAGGTGTTGGCGGTTCAGAGGGATCGAGCGAAGCCGATGACTGGACTGCTGGAGATTCATCCGCGAAGTGCAATGGTGAGTAAGACATGAACGACACAAATTCGGTGAGCAGCACAATTGATTGGCAGACGAACGCACCCGCCCCGCCGAGCGGCGTGTGCCCGCGCTGTGGATACTGTCAGCACTGCGGCAGAGGGCCACAGCCGTACAATCCATACTACTACCACCCTGTTTGGCCCCTAAGCCCGATCACATGGACCATCTCTTCCGGCTGTACGTGTTCGCATTCGCATGAGTAAAGATCCCTTTCTCGACGCCATCCCCAAAGGCATGGGGTTCAAGCCACTCAGCGTGGATGTGGGAGCGTATGACTATGAATGGTGGAACGGACGACTCTTGGTATATGAGCTGCCCCAGAATGGAGAGAGCTACGTGCTCGGCGTGGATGTTGCGGAGGGAGTTGGACAGGATCGGACTGTCGTTGAAGTGGTACGAAGAGGAAATGAAACGCGTCCTGATGAGCAAGTCGCGGAGTTCGCAACCGACACTCTCAATCCCATCGAGATGGTCCCCATCGTTGCGACAATTGGAAAATTTTACTGCGACGACTCTAAGGACGAGGCACTCGCTGTAATCGAGTGCAATACGATTGGAGGGCAGGAGTTGCAGCTTGCCCTCCGGACCCAGCACGACTACTCAAATCTCTTCGTGTGGAAGGTCTACGACAAGCGGGACAATGTATTCACTAACAAGCTCGGGTGGTGGACCAACCGCACCACTCGCCCCAAGCTGATCGTCCGGGGGCTTCACGCCCTCGAAAACAACGACCTCATTATCAACTCCCCGTTTTTGATCGATGAGATGGAGGATTTTGAACGGGACCACTTTCTCGCGCAGGCAAAGGCGAAGTTCGGGCGGCACGATGACCGAGTGATCGCTATTCTAATGGCCCATGTGGGCGCCCACGACGATGAGTGGCTGGCGGGAGAAGACATGGCAGAACAGCGCCGACTCTTGACACTTGCAGGCGGGGTAAAGCAAACTGCAGAGGTGAAAACCGGTCGTCGCGCTGACTTTCAAAACACGGCAATAACGTACGATGAAATGATGGCGAAGGCCGAGGAGGCATTGTGGGATTGAAGGTAACTTTAGACATTCCTCAGGAGACCTACGACAAGATCCTGAAGCATGCCGGAACCAAGGACGACAAAGGTGTTAGCAGCCTTGCCACTCGGATTCTTGGGCGGTTTGGTGATGTTCCTGATTCAGATCGAGTTATTGTGGTCCGAAACGAGGGCCGCAAGAAGCTAGAAGAGATGATTCAGACGACCATCGAAGACGAGGAGCAGCTTGTTAATCTGGTGAGGAACTTGA